TGCCATACCTTCAAGTATCGCTTGTCTACTCCCACCAAATGCTTGAGATTGTGCAGCTTTAGCAGCTAATCCTGGAACGACTTCTGATTCAAATTGTTTAGTAGCTTCTCTCTTTTCTATATCAGTAACTGCTTGCTGATAGGGTGACATATATTCTTCTATTTGTTCACCAGTTATAGGAGCAGCACCAGCTCTTGTCATTTCTGTAGCTTCTGCCATAGCAGGAGCTTGTGATCCTACAAGACCTGCAATACCTGTAAATGCTTGTTGTTGTTCAGGTGTAAATTTTGCAAGTGTAGCTCCTGTAAAACTTCTCTCTTTCTCATCTTCTGCCATTCGTCGTTCATATAATGCTTGAGACTTACTTAATATATCTTTATAATAAGGAGCAAGTTCTTTAGGTATTTCTGAAACACTTATCTGTTGTGCAGGAACTGGTGGTGTTAATTGTTTTTCACCAAAAATAGAAGACCATACTGCCATTTTATTATACCCTTTCCATCATAGGTTTTAATGCTTGAAGACCATTTATTTCATTGGGTTGTTTTATTGTACCATAAGCTTTCTTACGTACACTTTCAACAACACCATCCATTACTTTTGCACCTGCATCTGGATTACCATTACCAAGTGCAGACATTGTATAAGAATCTACAACATATTCAGAAGGAGATACAGCTAATGTTCCTACTTGTTTACCTTTATCTTTTATGGGCATGTAAACATTATCTTGCATACCATGTCCTTGACCAGGAACTTGACCTCTAAATTCTCCACCATATGCTCTAGGTATAACAGGTTTTTCTACTGGAATATCAGGAACTATAGGTTGTAATGCTCTACCTGAAAACAGTTCATTCCAATCACCAGGTTTTACATCAGGAAACATAACTTTTAATTGCTTATGTCCTTCTTGCATAGTCATATTATATTTAGTTTCAAATTCTTCAGAAGTCAGACTTCTTAAATCATTTATAAACTCATTTCCAAGACTATCTCTAGTATCACCAACTACATCAGGAGTTCCAATTTGATTTCCTTCTTGTCTATGTATTAAAGAACCTATACCACCACCACGTTTTACAGGTATAAATCTATCAGGATTAAATCTATAAGTTGGTGTTAGTTTAGGTCGTGTTCTTCTACCATAAGCTATCTCTAATATTTCATCTTCAGTTAAATTATATTCAACACCACTAGGATCAACTACAACATAGGACATACCAAAACCTGTTTCTTCAGGTGTTAGTTCTCTTCTAAATTCCCACTCTTGACGTTCTAATTCTTCTCTAGCATCTCTTAATGCTCTTTCCTTTTCACGATCTCCTGTATAATCAGGTGTCATATAATCTATTGCTGCTAATTTAGCTAATCCCATTTTTGTACCATAGTCTTCTATTATACCTCCAGTTACTGATTGAGGATCTGTTATATAATCTACTCCTTTACCTACTCCTCTACCAAGACGAGTATCTTTTAGATCTGCTATTTGTCTGTCCATCCAACTAGGTTGAGCAGGTTGTGGATAATTAGAACCTACTATATAATCTGGTTGTGCTCCTACTCCTGCATCTGCACTCATAGGAAGTCTAGATGAACCTGTATAAGGAGCTATATCTCTAGTACCAAAATCAGCAGGAAGTTGATCTGCTCTTATACCTGATCCTCCTACTGTATATCCAGCAGTATCTACTCCTATAGGTCCTGGAGCTATTTGTGTTTGTGGTATTCCTCCACCAACTGTAAACCCTGTACCAGCCATTGGATCATAAGGTGTTGGAAAAGTACGAAGGTTTCCACCACTAAGCCATCCTCTTCCTCCTGCTCCTTCTAATAAAGTTGAATCTATACTTAAAGGTCCTCCTGGAACTGAAGAAGCAACTTGTGCTGATGGAGTAAAACCTGTTCGTATTGTTGGACTATAAGATGCATCTACTTTTGGAATATTTCCATAATCCATAGTAGGTTTACCCCACATAGATCCAGTATTTTGATAATTTGTATAACCTCTTAAAGCACCTGCTGATAATCCACCTAATGCTGCAGCTCTCCAAGCATCAGAAGTTTTTGCACCTCCAGCTAATGCACCTAATCCTGAACCTACTGCTGTACTAAGACCATATGCCATAGGACCCATAGCAGCTACTTTTGCAGAAAGAGCAGCTCCTTTCATAGCTGCAGGTACTCCCCATCCCATATAAGCAGCAGCATAAGGTGCTGCAATAGCTAATGCAATAGGAGCTAATTGTCTAAATGCTTTAGATTTAGTTACTTTCTTAATTGATCTAGCTGCTTGTTTAAAAGGTTTAAAGAAACTTTTAATACCCCAAGCTTCAGGTAATCCTGTAATAGGATTATATGTAATTTCTCCAAGTGATGCTAATCCTGCAACTTCTTCAGGATTCATATGAACAAGCATATTGTCTCCATGTCTTCCAAAAGATGCAAGACCTTCTGCTGTATCACCTATAATTTGTACATTCTCTGCCATTCCTCCACCTTTTCTTTGTATCATAGGACCTACACCTAACATAGGATTAACAGGTCCTTGTGGAGCACCTAACATAGGATTAACAGGTCCTTGTGGAGCTTCCATTACTGCAATAGTATTTGGATCTAATTCTAAAGTACCTCCTGCTGATATTGGAACACTTATAGTTTGATTAGGTTGTTGTACTTCTGGAGGAATATTTTGTAACATAGCTCTTGGATCTCCTTCTGGTTGTAACATAGCTCTAGGATCTCCTTCTGGTTCTTGAACAACAGGTAATCCCATCAGACCAGGATCTTGACCTTGCATAGATTGCAAAGCTCCTAATCTGTCTAATGGGTTTCTACTTCCAAGATCATCTTGAAAGTTCTGTAGTTGTTCTAATCTATTTATCATTGTCTTATTCCTTTTATTAATATGCTGCTAATGGTTGATAAGGTCTTGTATTTACATTTGTAGGTGTTGTTCCTGCAGGTCTTAAACCAATATTTCCTGTAGGTCTATATACTCCTCCTGCTGCTTGAGGACTAAATTGTCCATATCCTGTTCCTTCAAATCCTGTGGGTTGTGCATGAACTCTATAATATTCATCTAGACTGTATGGATTATCCATTCCTCCAAATCCTGATTCTAGTTGAGTTGAGTATGGTATATCTTTATAACCACCTAAACTTAAGTTTATAGTATCTATAGTATCCTGTGATTGATGACCTGGATAAATACGACCTGTTGGATCTAGAAAATAAATTGAACCTGTTGGATAATTGGTTAATGATGCTTGTAAATCTGCTAGTCCTCCATATCCTGTTCCTTCCCATCCTGTAGGTTGTGGTTGACTTATATTGTCTAATGCATATTGGTTCATAGCCCACTCAAGATCAGCTGAAGTTACGATTGCATTCCACTTCTCTATTTGTTGAGGACTTGGTTGTCCATATCCTGTTCCTTCCCATCCTGTGGGTTGTTGTATAGTTATATCTGACTTAAATGGTTGTTCAGTTTGAGCTTTTGGTACATCTGCTAGATCACCAGGATTAAAAAAATATAGACCTTTATTTGGAATTTGAACTTGAGCTTCTGGTACATAAGAAACTTCAGGACCTCTATATTGTAAATCAGTATCTGGATCTTCTCTACGTTTACTTACAAATGTATCCCAATCGTCAGTATACCATGGTTCATCTGCTTGAGCTTCTGGTAAACTTGCTAGTCCTTGATCATATGGATCTACTTGTGCTTCTATATCTCCTAATTGTTTTGCTGCAGTATAATCAGGATCAATAAAAGATTCCATAGGAACATTCATAGGATTTTTATCAGATAATCCTAACCAACCTGGAAGACCTCCTAACCAAATTGGGTTATTATCAGACATATCATAATCACCACTTCCAGGAGTAAAAGAAATTTCACCTGTTGCTGGATCTTTATTAACAGTAGCTCCTCCAAATGTAAGAGAAGCAGCTCCTGCTCCAGTACCCCCTTCTTTAAAAATTTGAGGAAAACCTCCACCATATCTTCCTGCATCTAAATAATCAGGAGCACCTATATAATCCATATAATCCATTGTTACATTTTTATCTTGACCAGTTCTTTCTATAGCATTTAATGCAGCTTGTCGTGTAGCTTCTATCATTTCAGGTGACATATATCCTGTATCACCTCCTCCTAAAGCGTTAAATACATTTATAGGAATTGCTGCAATATTTTTAACAGTATCAGGCACTAAACTACTAATACCTTTTTTAATTCTTTGTGATATTGGAGGTTTACGTACAGGTGTTTTTACTTTTTGTGCTACTTCTCCTTTAGTACGTCTATTCCAATCTTCAATAGCTTTCTCTCTAGCTTGACGTAGTTGGGCACGATACCCTTCTTCAGCTAGTCCTCCTTCTTGTCTATATATTTTTCTGTACATTATTCTTTACATTCATATAATTAGATTGTGGTTTAGTATTATCTGCAATAAAATTACTATTACTATTATACACTATTTTTGAAGAGTCTGCTATAGGTTTGACAGTTTCTTGTGAATTATACATATTAGGAGGTATAACCTGTCCTGAATTTATATTACCTATATAGGTACTATCATTAATAAATTTAAAATATTCACTCTTTTTCAATTTAAATTTTCCCATGCTTGTGTTGCTGTTGTACTAACATATCCTTTAAATTTACCTGTAGATGCAGAATAAGCTATGTCACCTTTATTAGGATTACCTACTAATGTTATAGTAGTAACTGTATAAATATTTGTAGCAGGTTTTGTTTCCATTTGTGTATCTCTTGTATCTAATTCATTTAATAAAGCTCCACTCCATTGTTCTACTTTATTATAAACTTTTTTTGAATCAGGACTATCATTTAATTCATAGTCAAATAACATTGGTAAATCTGGATAACGTGCCATTATCTTCTTCCATCAGGTTGTATTGCAAGTCTAATAGATCCCCATCTCCAACTTGTATTTGCAGAATTACATGACACTCGTACTCTCCCTTGTCTTCCTCTTGCTCTTAAATCTATTTTAGTTGTATCTTCTGTTACTGTATGTGGTGGTACTGGTTTTTCTCTAACTGTTCCACTTTCAGGAAAATCTTTTGTCTTAATAGAAAAACTTAATGATCCATCACTAATTGTAAAGTCAGGTATTACTCTACTTAAAAACATTATTTCATTACCATCTTGTATATCAAAATCTGCTGATTCAATAAAGGATGATATTGCTACTCCATCTGCTGTATATAATCCATCAGGTTCATTATTATATAAATAATTATTATCTCCACTTATACCTGTTGTAATTGTATTTCCAAAGACAGCTTTATCTGCAAAGGTTGTAAATATACCTGAACCATATGTCCAATAATCTTCATCAGGAGACCATATAACATAACTATCACATTCACTAGAATCTGTAGAAGGATATAACCAAACAATTTCTTTAAATTCTGAATTTATTCCACAAAATATTTTATCTTTTTGATCGACATTTAATCTATCAAATACATATCTTCTTACTGTACATGGTAAACTTTTTACTTGTCCATCAAATACATAGAAGTTATCATAGCCCATCCATACTGCTCGACCATCATAATCAACTGCTGCATGTTGTGATATTAATCCACAATTAGTACCAATTTGTTGCATTCTAAATATAAATGGTGGACCTACATATTGCATTGTCCATAATGAATTATCTGTCCATACATTAATAGCATTACGTGATCTAACTCCACCTACTATTTTTGTTCCATCAGCAACAATAACTTCACCAGATGTAGAACTAACAGAAGGAACCCAGTTTGTATAATCTTCCTGATCACTCCATCTAACAGTCATAGGATCAAAAGTTCCTGTAGGTGATGCAGTTGTATTAAATGAATTACTTCCTAAAGCAATTAAATGTCTATCATTAGGAGATACTATAATACTATTTACAGTCGTAGGTGTTGAATTTGTAGCACCTGAAACTTTTGTTGCTCTTAAAGGTGTAGTAGATGCATCTGTATCCCAATAATAAATAGAACCTTTTCTTCTATTTGCTATAACATCCTCACCCCAATTATCTAAACTCCATTGTGTTATCTCACTTGAGAAATCACTAGCTCCTGTAGATGTTGGTTGATTCCATGCTCTTGTTTCTGAAGCACATACTGTAGCTTGATAAGATGCAGCTCCATAACCAAGACCTGTAACAGCATTTGATACACCAGTTGATAATAAATAATGTATTGTTCCAGCACCAGAAGATGATTGAGCAGCACTTGCTGTTGCTGTTACATCTATTGCTAATGTATTTGAATTAATAACACTTACTGCATAAGTATTAGTACCTAATAATATATTTCCACCTATAGTTGTAGGACTTAAACTTGTAAAAAATATCCAATCACCAGTTTGTCTACCATGAGCAGTAGCAGAAATTGTTACAACATTTGCACTTAAAGCTACAGTAAAAGCATTGGCTAAAGTTGTAGATGCTGATACTGGTGTAACATCAAATATTTCATCTCCATTATGCTCATATAATTTTTGAGCAGTACCAAACATAGCTCTTTTAAATTGATCATTATCTGACCAAGTTATTAAATCTCTTCCAGCTCCATCAAATGCTGCAGATACCTTTACTGCATAACCACCTATATTCTCTGGTTTACCTGCACGAAATCTAACTTTATCTACATCATACCAAGAATTTTCTTCAGCATATTGAGTTGATTCTCTTTTAACTCCTGCTGGAAAATTAAGTTTTACGAGTTTAGAACTTGTTGACATATACTTTACCTATCAAAGTTTTTTAATAAAGCTGCATCAATCGTTGTTGAACTCCTAGCTATATAACATAATATATCTACATCACCAGCACCAGTACTTAATGTAGGAACTGTTGCAGATACAAATTGCCACGCTGTATTATAACCTAATGTTCTACTTCCTGTTCCATCTTGAATAATATGTATAGTTCCACTTTGTCCTGCAACAGCATTTGTTGGTGCTGCTAATGTTCTATTACCTCCAAGAGTTACTAAGAAATTATTACCAAGAGCAAAGTTATTTGTAATACTTGCAGCATCTGTTAATGTTGTTATTGGATTATAAGCTCTAGCAGATGTACTAATTTTTAATGAACCTGCTTCATATGTTATATTTCCTCTAACAGTTGCATCTGTTGTAACAGAAGTTCTTACATATCGTAAATCTGCTGCTGATACTTCTGGTACATTAGATGCACATACTCCTATATCTGCTGAAGCTGCTGTGCCTAATCCTAATCCTTTTGCATTAGTAGGATATACAGAAGTACCATCACAAACAACTAAACCTACTGCTCCAAAAGGAACATCATATCCATCACCTGCAGCAGTTTTAATTTTTACAATATCAGATGCAGTTGTATTTGCTGATACAACATTATTAATTACATATGATTTAGAATTAGCAGGTATAATAAGTGATATAGTAGTATGTGAACCACCTACAGAACCTTTAACTTCTAGAAAAGCAGAACGAGGAACATCTGATCCTCCATCTACTGCTGATAATGTTACAGTTGCTGCTGATCCTATTGATACTGTTGTATATGCTGCTATGGCATCATCAACTAAACTGATAACACCATCATTTAAAACTGTACCCCAAGAATTAGGATTATCTCCATCTCCTTGTTTATTCAGTCTTATTCTACTTGTATATGTTGATGCCATTGTTTACTCCTATTGTTTCATTTCTACTATACTATCAATATCATAATTGGCTCCACTATTATCTCCTCCAATTAATGCACAAGAAATTGGGTCATTAGGTCTGGTAATAATTATAGTCCATGCTCCATTTTTATTATTAACAAACAGTTCAACTAATTCATTATGAGAATTTATTGCCCACCATTTTCTTGCTTCTCCATGTGCTTGTTGTAGATTTCCTACTAAATCATTATATTTTGTACACATTAAACCTTTCATATATGTTCTTGTTTCTATTTCTATATCTTGAGCTTTTACTAAAGAACCAAATACTAATATAAAAAATAATGCTATAAGTGGTATTAATTTCATCTTTTATAATCCTTTATATCATAATCATCAGGAAAATCATTTCTTTTTTTACTTTCAAAGACTTGTTTAAATTCTGTCATATTACTTGCATTTGTTAAAGCTGTACAAATTTCTCCACATTTAGTTCTTACATTTGCTATATATGTTAAAACATCTGCAGGAATATCTTTATCTGCAGTTACTTTTCTTTGTATTAACCATGCATAAGGTTTAATTAAATTTGCAGCTTCTAATTTAACTGTATTTACTTCTGTAGATTTTAATCCTAAATTTACTTCAGGATTATTATGATTATCTAAAATAGTATTTCCATCTTTATCTACAGCATTTTTATCTTCTAATTCACGATCAGAAACTGTATGAGTACCTATAACTTTTTTTTGTTCTGCATTAAATGTATATGTTATTTCACTTGTTTTATGAAATTTCATATCTGGAAAATCAGGTTTTTCAACAGAATATATTCCTAAATCTACTCTTTCTTCATCTGTCCATATTGTAAATATTTGAGAAGAATAACGTACATTATTCAATACTATAGATTTTTTATTATTATAGTATTCTACTATGTTATTATCTTTTACTCTTGCCCACATTATTATTATCCTTAATCGTTTGTTATTATTGTCCCAGATTTTGACATTATAAATCTATTAATTTCAAAATATCCAGCAGTATTACCATTATTTGTTCCTACTCCATATCCTCCTCCTTGACCTGAATCACTAATAGATCCATCAAAACTTGCTGAAGCTCTTTGCCCTGAAGGGAAATCTGACCAATTACTAGGAGCATCATCTGCTACCCAACCAAATCTATCATAAGTACCATCTTGCCACCAAACAAGCCAAACTGCATCACTAGATCCAAACATATTGCCACCAGTAAAAGTAGTTCCATTTACTCCTACTCCTGCGTTACCTGTTTGAATAATTAATCTAAGATCATCTTCAGCAGCACCACCACTTGGAATTTGAAGATATATACCTCCATAAGCATTAGAAGATACCCAATTAAAAAAACCATTAGTTGTAGCAGGTGTTACATTTGCATTTTTAATATATAGAGCAATAGTTCTTTCATTTCCAGTATTACCACTAAAAAAATTATCAAAAAAAGCAGTAGTTAGTGTAAATGCACCATTATTTAAAGTTCTCCAACCACTAGAAGCATCACTAACTGTACCAGCTTCAGTTAAAATTAAATCATCTCCTGACAGTCCACCACCAGCTCCTGTCTCATCACCTGTGCCTGTAAATTCACAAACAAAAGTATCAGCAGTAGCATCAGATTCGTATAAATCTATTGCTCCTCCTGTATCTGCTGTTGCATCTACTGCTGCAGCCATTAAATGATTTTGAAAAACACCCATTATCCATACTCCTTCGATAATATTGCCTGAATATTTCCACCTACTCCATCACTTGAAGCAGATACTATTATATAATCTAATCTATCAACAGCTCCATTAGAAGTAGACATGGTTGGATCTGTTGCTGCAGGAAATTTCCAATCAGCATGATATGCCATAGTACCACTTCCACCTTGTTGAACTAAGAAAATACTACCTGTTTGTCCTGTTCTACATCCAGTAGGTTGGGCTAATGTGTGTGCTGCAGTAACAGATGTACTAAAGTTTTGAGCAGTACCAAAAGCTAATGATACAGATGTTATACCATTAATAGCTGTTGCACATACAACTGCTGCTGCACTCTTTGTTAATTGTAATTGTCCTTCTAAACTTGTATTACCAGATACTCTTACAGTACCTAAGAATCCTGAATTACCTGTTATTGTTGTAGCACCACCTACTTTTAATGTTCCTGTAAGTGTTGTATTACCAGCTACTGTTAAAGTACTAGCAAGATATACAGCACCTCCAACAGATAGTGTACCTCCAACACTTGCATTACCTGCTACAGTTGCAGTACCACCTACAGCTAAATTACCTACTAATACTGTATTACCACTTACGCAGACATCATCATCAAACTCTGCTTTTCCTACACCAGTAAATGTACCACCTACACCTAAATTACCTGTCATAGTAGTATTACCTGCTATGGTAACAGTAGATGCAAAAGTTGCTGCACCTCCTACTTTAAGAGTTCCAGTTAGTGTTGTATTTCCTGCAACTGTCAAAGTAGAAGCAAGATGTGTTGCTCCTCCTACACTTAATGTACCTCCTACAGATGCATTACCTGCTATTGTAGCTGTACCACCAACTGCAAGATTTCCTACAAGAACACTATTACCTGATACACATACGTCATCATCAAACTCTGCTTTACCTCCAACGACAAGAGTACTTGCCATACTTACTGCATCTTGTAAATGAGTTTCTCCAGCTACTGTAGCAGTACTAGCAAATGTAGCAGCTCCTCCAACTTTAAGAGTACCTGTCATTGTAGTATTACCTGCAACAGTTAAGGTTGAAGCTAGATGTGTAGCTCCTCCAACACTAAGAGTACCACCTACTGAAGCATTTCCTGCAACTGTGGCTGTACCTCCTACTGCTAAGTTTCCTACTAATACTGTATTTCCAGAAACACATACATCATCATCAAATTCAGCTTTTCCTACAGCAGTAAATGTACCACCAACTCCTAAATTAGCAGTTAATGTTGTATTACCTACAATAGTAGCAGTACCTCCAACATAAAGAGTACCACCTATTGTAGCATTATTAACTGATATATTTCCTGATATACCTCCTGCAGGTACATTTGTTAAATTAGCTCCATCTCCATAAAACGCACTTGCACATACTTTAGCATTTGCTGCTTGTACATTAGCTCCTGCTATTGTTACAGTACTTGCAAATGTTGCAGCACCTCCAACTGATACTGTACTTTGTAAATGTGTAGCACCTTCAACTGTTGCTGTAGATGCAAAGTTAGCTGCTCCACCAACTCCAAGAGTTCCTGTTAATGTTGTATTTCCTGCTACAGTTAAAGTACTTGCAAGATGTGTAGCACCTCCTACAGATAGTGTTCCACCCACAGATGCATTACCAGCAACTGTAGCTGTTCCACCAACTGCTAAGTTTCCAACAAGTATTGTATTACCACTTACACATACATCATCATCAAACTCAGCTTTTCCTGCTACTGTTAAAGTAGAAGCTAAATTTACTGCTCCTCCTACAGATAAAGCTCCACCAATAGTTGCATCATTTGTAACTCTTAATGTAGATACAGATACATCTCCTGATGCAGGAACATTTGTTAAATTAGAACCATCACCATAAAATGCTGAAGCACAAACTTTATCTGTAACTTGTACATTACCAGATACAGAAACATCATCTGTTACACCAAAGTTACCTACAATATTTACAGTATTTGTAGACATTTTTATAGGTGTGTCTGTACCATCACCAGTTTCTACTTGAACTACATCTTCTGTAATACCAGTATTTGTACTAACAGCCATTTTTAATAACTGTTTATAACTTTTTGCTATTTGTTTTCCTGTAAGTGTTGTCATATTCCTTGCCACCATTTATCTTCATCTTCCCAATTTACAGCAACATTTTGCCATTCAAGGTTTCTGCCACCAATATCAGGTCGAGGATTTCTAATTGTTACATCATCTCTTACGTCTGGTACTTTATTCTGAGGATGATTTTTAAAATCATATGCACCATCCCAACATTCAGGACAAGTGACCATATTATAACTATTTAATTTCATTATTCTATGTGCATATACAAAACCACATGTATCACACATAGCTAGAGCATTTTTATTGGAAGCCATTAGACATAACCTATTTTAGGTTTAAAATAGATACTTGCCCTTTCTCGATCTTCCTCCATTGCTCTCATTAGTTTTTCTTCATAATTCATCTTTAACATTTGTATTCTATCTGCAGGAATACCTGGTCTTTTCATAGATAAATAATATGATAAACCACATGTTAAAGCTGGTAAAAATCTTACTGGTACATCTGCATTTTGATCTGCAGATTTATTTACATCTTCTAATTGTCTAATACCTTCTACTTTTAAAATACCTGTAGAATTATCTGGAACAGGATAAAGATGTATTGTAGGATTATCTACATTACGTTTAATACTATATTGAGAAGGTCTACCTGTTTGTGATTTATTTGGAATAACATTA